GACAAGGGTATTCTTGCCGCAGTTGCTGATTTGCAAATCTCAGACCTCATTAAATCGGTGAAAGAAAAAGACTTTGGTACTGCACGTAAGTGGGTAATCAATAACATCGATTCGGATTCAGCATCCATCTTCAGGAAAATCTATGAGTCTTTGTACGACTCTATGACTCCTGATAGTATTCCACAAGCTGTATTACATCTGGCAAAATATCAGTATCAAGCCGCATTCGTTGCGGATCAAGAAATCAATCTAATGGCATTTCTTACAGAACTCATGGCCGATTGCACTTTCAAGTGAGGTTGATATGAGTCCTTTTGATTTTGTCGAAATTATACTGAACAAACGTAACAAGTTTTCTCAAGAAGAATTAGATTTTGAAGCATACAAACCCTTTCTTGTTAATCGTTCCCTTTCATATCAACCTGATTGCATTCTATATGTAAATGAATTGAATAAGAGTCACAGTGTACCCAAAACACTACAATACCAATATCTTCTAAATACAATTAGACCGATGAAACGTAAGTTTCAATCTTGGCAAAAGCAGGCGGTCATCAAGGATTTAGATTGTGTTAAGGAGTATTTTGGTTATTCTGATGAAAAGGCCAAAGAAGCCCTACGCATTCTATCGGATCAACAAATCGCTTTGATAAAAGAAAAATTAGAAAAAGGCGGAGTGAAAAAATAATGATTAAAATAGAAGACATGGTAGAGGTGACCTTGAATGAAAAGGATGATTTCCTAAAGGTCCGAGAAACACTTACACGCATTGGTGTAGCATCAAAAAAAGAAAAGATTTTATATCAATCTTGCCACATTCTGCATAAGCAAGGCAAGTATTATATTGTACACTTCAAAGAACTATTCTCCTTGGATGGTAAGCCAACAGACCTGACCGAGAATGATATTGCTCGGAGAAATACTGTTACCAATCTATTGGAAGATTGGGAACTTATCAAGATTGTCAATAAAGACCAGACTGTGGAGCCAACTGTGTCCTTGTCTCAGGTAAAAATTCTTTCACATAAGGAAAAGAATGATTGGCAATTGGTACCAAAGTACAACATAGGTAAAAAACCACAATCCGTGGATAAATAAAAAAGAGCCCACCTTAGGGCTGTTTGATGCTACGGTTAAAGGCGTCCGTGTAATTACACCTCCGACACGAAAGTTCGGACCAGTATAAGGTAAGCTGGATGATATGCCTTCGGGGTATCAATTTTTTAACTCGCTTTTAGGAGAAAACTATGACACATCTATCGTTGCCGTATGGCAAATCTTTGCTTCCATCCACTGTCGGTTTCGACCGACTTCTAAGTACCTTTGAAGAATTTGACAATCTTCTGACACAAGGTGCTAAAGTTCAAACCTATCCTCCATATAATATCCTCAAAGAGGATGATGAAAACTACACAATTGAAATTGCCGTTTCGGGTTTCAAACGTGATGAAATTGAAATCACATCGGAAGGTGGAAAACTTTACGTGAATGGAGCAATCAAGACCGCAAGGACTTCCGATAAGTATCTACACCGTGGTATTGGTACAAGGGATTTTTCCCACAAATTTGTACTTTCTGATACCATTGTTGTTAAAGATGCTGATATTGCTGACGGTCTACTGGTCATCAATCTGGTAAACATCATTCCAGAAGAAAAGAAACCACGTAAAATCGAAATTGGTTGTAGCAAAAATACAACACAAGACTTGACAAAGTAACAGAAGTCTGTTAGAATCCTTGTAAGTAACTTGGATTCTAACATGGAAATCTTCTTATCCTCATATAGTCTTTTTGTTTTAGGTGCATTCCTAGGCGCACTATTGGGTCGGACGTTTACTTTTGGAATTCTTGCAGTTTGTTTTTTAATTATGTTGATTAGATTATGAAAACCGAAAAACCCATTAAACTACGGAATGCACTACATCAAACCGAAGTATATTACACCTTTTCTCATTGGCCTTCCAAAGAGATTGATGGTGTAATATTTCTGCCTGTTGTAAAACAACCACCATCAAATGCAACACAAACTATACATTATATGCGTAAAGATTCTTTGGAGAAAATAAAATGAAAGTCGCTCTCTGTTCCGATGTTCACCTGGAATTTGGTACAATTTCCTTGGAGAACACCGAAAATGCGGAAGTTCTAATCTTGTCTGGTGACATTTGTGTTGCCAAGGATGTTTATACCCGTGATACTTATAATCTCCGAGGTGAGAATGATAAATCTAACCAAATTCATACATTCTTTCAAGAATGTTCTGCAAGATTTCCTCATGTTATTTACATCCTCGGAAATCATGAACACTATCACGGTGATTTTGCTAAGTCTCTTACAACTCTCCGTGATAATCTTGGTTATCTGGTCAATCTACACATTCTAGAAAAAGAATTCGTTGAGATTGGTGGTAACATGTTCTTTGGTGGCAGTCTATGGACTGACATGAACAAAGAAGATCCACAAACACTGTACGGTATCAAAGGTTACATGAACGATTATCGTATCATTCAGGACAGTGATGAAGTTGTTCATTTTAAATCTCCTGTTTATGGTACAAAAGAAGATGGAAGCACAGACTACAGCAATATTGTTAGTCAACAATTTCATACACGTCCAGCTAAGTTTTCTCCAGAAAAATCTGTGAGTGAACACAAGGCTACTTTGGTTGCATTGAAAGAAGCAATCGGCTCACATTCACTTAAAAATTGGATCGTTGTTGGTCATCATGCTCCTTCTAAGCAATCAACGAAGCCACAGTATGAAAACGATGTGATGGTGAATGGTGCTTACAGTTCAGACTTGTCTGAATTTATTTTGGATCATCCACAAATCAAACTGTGGACACATGGACACACTCATCATAATTTTGATTACATGATTGGTTCTACACGCATTGTTGCTAATCCACGTGGTTATGTTAACTACGAAGACCAAGCAGATAATTTCACACTACAATTTATTGAGGTTTAATATGTCAAAGGATGTTGTTCTCAATTATCTTGAGTTTGAAATCCTTTGGCATACCGACATTATGAATTCATCTTATAGTTTGGAGGATCGTAAATGGAAACAAGGTCAAATTGATTTGTTGAAGCGTATGTTGGATGAAGTGATGGGTATTGAACGTGAAAATTTACTTACTAAGTTATTAAAGGACTTTGACTATGCCGTTATTTGAGATTGATGTGTTGACTACTTTTCGTAACAAGTATGTTATCGAGGCGGAAAGCCTTGAACATGCATACGATGAATTGGTTATGACTGAACACAATCGTGACTTTGATGAAGTAACTCAAAAATTCCTCGGTGAACAAATTATCGAAGGTCGTGGAATCACACGTGAAGGTGTGACTGATATGATTAATCGTCTAAAGGATGATAAGTCTGAACTTTGTTCTTACTGGATGGATGCAGATAAACTCATTCATAAGATCGACTACACTAAATAATTTACCCGGCGTTCGTATAATGGATAATACAAAGGTCTTCTACACCTTGAATGTGGGTTCGATTCCTGCACGCCGGACCATTTAACAATAAGGATGAATATGACAGAACATAAATCTGTAACTCTGGCTAACTTAGAAAAGGCCTTAGCAGGTGAGTCGATGGCTCACATCAAGTATCGCTATTTTGCCAAATTGGCACGTGCTGAAGGTTTTGAAGATGTTGCAAAACATTTTGAAGAAACAGCCGACCAAGAAATTAAACATGCATGGGGACATTTAGAACTCTTAGTGGGCAAACCAACTACTAAAGAATGCTTAGAACTTGCTATTGCAGGTGAAACATATGAATTCACAGAGATGTATCCACAATTTGAATACATTGCAAAAGCAGAACAAAACATTGAGGCTGTAAAAGAATTCAATGAACAAGGTCGTGAATCTAATGAACATGCTCAAGCATTTAAAGCATTGCTAGTTAAAGCAAATAAGCGTTTTAATGCTTTGAAGAAAGTTGAAGAACGTCACGCTAATGCATATAAACAAGTATTGGAGAAACTATAATGGATCACATTTGTATTGTATGTGGACATGTCCACGATGAAACAGTAGAAGGTAAATGGGATGAATTGCCAGACACATTTGAATGTCCTGAATGTG